TAATCGACCAAGTTTATTTACAAGATCCGCCTTCTCCTCGTCTATTGTTTTATAACCGGGCGATGGTTTCTCTTCCTCGTATCCACCGCCACCGTATTCATACGTTGGTTCGGGTTCACCCACATCATCGTACTCTCCGTAATCAACGGGTTCTTCTGGTGGTGGAGCAGAAGGTCTGGTCTGTTTATCCGGGTTCGCAAAAGAATCTATGTCTTCCTGGAAAGTTTGTGTCTCTGGGGGTGTAAACTGTGTAGCCATACGCTTAGGCATTTGCTTTTTTACAGGCTGAGGTCTAGGAACTGTAATTTCAATCTCATCCATCAAAGCTTGTTCGTTATCGTCAAGTTTCATGACGTTCGTGTCATTCCTATTCAGTATGATCTCACCGTCCATATTAATCTTTATATTGAAACTATTATAATTTCTTTAACGCACTTAATAAAAAAATATTGGTTCAATACAAATGATTAAACTCAACTCCACTAACAAAAATACCCTCAAGGCAATCGTGATTGTCTTTGCAATTTTATGTGCCCTTGCTGCCTTGCGAACCAGTAAGTACCAGCCCGTCGATATCGAAACCACCAACGAAGGGTCGCTCTTCGATCTCGAATCCAAGGAAGAGTGTCTCAAAGATTCGTACTATTCGGATAGTAGAGGCGGTGTTTGCGGTGGTCAAAAATTGGTTGCTGCGCAAGCGGGATACAAGATGAAGTAAAATCTCCAGTATATATAAATGGCATTAGTGACTAGCCAGTCAACTTTACCCGATTTTGAATACGAACACCACACGGTTATACTCGATAATTTGGATCACGGTTCAGATAATACAGATTTTACGTGTTTTTTACCAACACCACTCGAAAATGTCGTCCAAGCACAATTAGTTGCCGCGAGTATTAATACAACAGGTGATGCTCAAAGATGTATACACGTTGGTATCGAAGAACTTAAAAGTAATTTTTCCCAACGTGGAAAAAAGGATCTCGACGATGCCGATAACCATCTTAACGGTGTTTTTGGAAGCATTATTTGCGAACATTTATTGCACGCCGGTAGTGGTGCTCAAAAAGCCGTGTTTTTCAGAAACGAGTATCCAATTATCCAACAGTATTATAGCCCACTTCGAAAAATAGATAGATTAACTTTCAATTTAGATAAACAGGACGGCGGCGCAGCCGCATGCGGAGACGTCGTTTTCATTTTTAAATTCGTTTGCAAAAAAAGAAATTTGCCCTTCAAATAATTTCAGGGCGCCACACACGTATAATTTAAACCTCTTATTAATATAAATGTCTTCTGGTGTTGTTCAACTTATTGCCATTGGTGCTCAAGACGAGCACATAATGGGCGAACCAGAAATTTCATTCTTTAGCTCCACATTTAAGCGTCATTCTAATTTTTCACAATCCGTCGAAAAGCAAACGATACAGGGAGCTGTGAAAAATAACGCTATGTCATCTATTAAATTTGAACGATCCGGCGATCTTCTAGGGTACACGTATCTTGCTATAGATAATAACGTAAAAGCACTCGATGTTAACAGGTGGGATAATCTCATAGATAAGGTCGAACTACTCATAGGAGGTCAGGTCATAGATACACAAGACTCGGCTTTTACCGAAAAAATAGCTATAGATACGTTCGCAACAAATATGTCTAAAAGCGCCATGGGTACACACCCAGGTATCAGCTCTAGATCATATTTTTACCCGTTCAGGTTCTTTTTCTGTGAAGGTGCCCAGTGTGCTTTACCAATTGTTTCGTTACGGTACCACGACGTTGAACTCCGCATTTATTGGGGTTCACAAGCGAGTAATTATAACTTTGAGTGTTATTCGAACTATTATTACTTGGATAACGAAGAACGCGGAAACCTTGTTTCTCGAAACCATAATTTACTCATTACACAAGTTCAAAAAAGTATACCATCAAATGAACTTATACAAGAACTTACGTTTAACCACCCCGTTAAGTATCTCGCGTGTTCGGATACAACAACAGAAGGTGCGTTAACATCCGCAACAAATAAAATAAAAATCGAAATTAACGGTCTCGATTTGTGTAATTTTAAATTCGGAAAACCACACTTTATGGAAATACCCAATTATTACCATACGACGTTCGTCACGTCCCCCGATTTCTTTTTATACTGCTTTTGCCTCTCGACGAGCTCACTCCAGCCGACAGGAACGCTCAATTTTAGTCGATTAGATTCTGCTAAGATAATCAGTCAAACCATGAACATAAATGACCCAATATACGCGGTTAATTATAACATTCTTAGAATTGAAAATGGTATGGCCGGTTTAACCTACGCAAATTAAAATACATACTTATATTAATATGGTTAAAAACTTACCTACCATCGAGCGGTCTACCAAAATCCGGTTTGGTAAACACGCTAATGATGATCAGGCCGAAAACACGATCGTGTTCAACGCCTCCGAGAGTTCGATTGCCGCCACACAATCTGGTTCCATGTACATGGCACCACTTAGAACCGCAGAAATTTCAGGGTCTACCTTTTTAGGGTACGTTCCAGGTACAAAGGAAGTTGTGAATACGGGTGTATTAACATCACTGTTAGGTGGTGTGACTTTGGAATCTGCCGCAGATCAGGGTAATACAGTATCAAACGTCGTTCAATATACAAACGAAACAACCAGTTTCGTAACATCCTCTAATGTTGGTATATCAAATACTGCACCCACACACGCCTTATCTGTAAAAGACAAGGTTTTTATAAGTGGTCCTACAGGTGATCCAGATGATCTTCGTGTAGAAGGTAATACAAAAACCAATAAATTACAAACGGGTACAGAAGTTACCATCGATAAAAACGCCACGAACAAAATCCAAGTTTCGGGTATTGTCAAAACAGATAAACTTCACGCAGATTTTATAGGTGTTTCAAATATAGCACCTACAAACTTAATAAGTATAGGTCCCGATGGTCAAACCACGCTTAATATTCCTACACATACAACACATGCACTTAGTACGACCGGGAACGTTAACGCACAAAATTATAGAGGTGATGGTGGTCTCTTATCAAACATATCGCTACAAACGGTTTCGGATAAGAGTAACATAACGTCAAATACCATTATTTTATCGAACTCGGATGTTGGCACAAAAGCACTGGGTTCGATAGTAGCAGAGGGTGGGTTTTTTGGTCGGATTAAGGGTTCAAATGCAATAGTCGCAAGTACAGTTACGGCAACTTCATTTTCTGGAAGCGGTGCAAATATAACAGATATCGAACCCGCTAATATTAATGGTTCTATTGGTGTTGGTGCTGGCGGTACAGGTTTGACTTCATTTACCGAAGGTGATATAATATACGCAAATAGTACATCTTCACTCGCTGCAGTAGGTACAGGTTCAGCAAATGCGGGACAGTTTCTTAAATTGAATTCGACTAAAACAGCACCCGAATGGTCCGATGTTCCACTCACATTAGACGAGGTACTCGCATCACAAACTGGTGTATCTAACGTTTCCGACGAAGTCATGACATTATCCAAGGGGTCGGGTGTAGCCTTGGAAATAGAAACAGCTCAATTAGCATTAAACGGGTCTGGAACCGTATTAAATGCACCAAATGGTAATATAACTGCAGGTTCGTTTGCAGGTGACGGGTCAGCTATAACACACTTAGATTTGGGTGATGCTAATAATACCGGTCAAGTTGCTGTTGTTCGAGGTGGTACGGGTGCTACTACTACAACCGGTACCGGTGATAACGTATTATCAGGTTCTCCAACTATCGACGATCCAACTATTACAAACGGTGTAGTAATATCTTCGGGAGGTCTTAAACAGAATTCTCTATCTTTGTTGAATACACCATACGTGAACAGTTCCGGGGTATTAGACAATAGTGCAACATCTTTTAACCCATCTAGCATGGTCACGTCTATTAGTTCAAACGTAGCAATATCCGGAAACTTAACCGTAACCGGTAATGTTACTTCACAACACGCGACGGATCACTTCATAACCGATAATATATTTTCGGTCGCACACAACAACACCATAAATAATAAAGATATGGGCCAACACATGACGAGACCATCCGCAAACGTATTTGCAGGTTTTTTGGGACAAACCATGGCTAATGAATATACAATCGCTTACACGGATAGTAAATCCGAAAGTCAAACTATCGTACCAACTCTTAATACACCAGACGGGTATATTACCGCAAACGTTTGGGGTAACGTATTAGCGGGTAATGTGACAACTACTGGTACAGTGGATGCTTCATTACTAAAAGGGTCCGGTGCTAGTATAACAAATATCAACCCTGCTAATTTTAGTACTGTCGTAGAAACTGGTAAAGGTGGTACGGGTTTAACTTCAGTAGCAGAAAACGAACTGTTATTAGGTCCAGCATCTGGAACTGCGTTATCTAAACTTGCGGCTTACACGGGTCCAGCAGCTACTACAGTTCCACCAAGTGGAATGTCAAGTACTACACAAACCATTAATGGTATTCAGTATACATCATCTGCTTCTTCTACCTATTCAGGTACGACAACCTACAACGCTTTTGATCATAATAATTCTACCATATGGAGATCTGGTGTCGACCCGAGCCAGGATTATAGTACTATGGATGGTTATTATGAGGGGTCTGCAACCACTGGATCTTATTCTGGTGAATGGATACAGATATATAGAGCAACTGCATTCGCACCTACATCTATTCAAATAATTCCATCACAAACAACCTCCATCCCCGCACCAAATGTATGGAAAGTATTCGGAAGTACCAACGGTTCATCTTGGACTGAAATACATAGTTCATCTACTGCAGTCACATGGAATAGTGGAAATGGTCATACAGCGACAATATCGGGGTCTGCTGCATATAACTATTTGAGACTTGCTGTCCAGCAAACGACGATGACGAATAATTTGGGTACGGTCGCTGTTTCTGAAGTTAGATTTTCAGCTCCAGGGACTGGTCCAACTGAAAAATTCCTTAAAAGTTCATCCGCGGGTATATCGTGGGATTCAGTTTCTTCGACTTTACAAGCTATTACAGACGGGGGTGCAACAACAACACA